ATATAACTACTTGGTTAGAAGTTGCTAAAGCGGACATAGTATAAACTCCTCTTGCAACAGTAGTTGTGCTATAAGGCAAATTAAGGTCTTGCAATGTTGCTGTTATTTCTATTTCTGTAAAGCTTAAAGTGTTTTCTGTTGTTACTAAAATTTTTAAATCAACAATACCTTCTCCGTAAACTATATTAGTTGAGCCACTTGAATATAGCCAATTAGGCCAAAAGGTTAGAGTAAAATCTTGTGAGCCAGTAAAATCTTTCTCATATAAAACCGCATTGTTTGAACTTGCTAAAACTTTAAAGTTAAACTCATCAGAACCACCAGCATCAATATCAAAATTTAATTTTAAATTACGTCCTTGTAAATTAACAAGGCCACTTGTAGATGCGTATATATCTACTGGTCTTACATCTGTTTCGCTATCAAAATCTAAACTCGTGTCTGTTCGTTGATGAAATCTCGCCTCTAAAATTTGCAACCCACCACCTTCGTCTGCGTTACTCATAAATCCACTTTCTCTGTGTAGCCACATATATAACGCCCTAAATGGAAAGCTATTAAAGAATTGATTTGATAGGTCAATGTCGTAAGTGTTTTCTATTGCTTCTATTATCGCTCTAACCTTTAAAGCTGGTTTAATGTCAAATTGATTTAAAAAATCCCCAGCGGTGCTTTTATATCCAGCATTTGAATATCGCATATTTTTACTGTGGGTAATAAGCGGAAAACAAACGTCGCCAGAAGTAGATATAAACTTGCTTTTTATTGTAGCGTAATCGTAAGCAAAATTTAAACTACTTGGAAATTCAAGCCTACTTAAATCGTCATCGCCTAAAATGTCTTTTAGTTCTATTGTTTCGCCAAAGAAAACCAACTTGTAAGCGTGTGCCTTGTTGTTTTTCATTGTAACACTGTTAAGCCTTAGCCTACCTTTTTTGTAGTCTGTTCCGTTTAGCTTTATTAAGGCATCAACTCTAAACCTTGCATCGAAGCTGTTTACAACATCGTTGTCCTCGTAGTGTCTAAAGAGTTTTGAGTTATGCTTTGAGGCTGGTACATTGAACTGCTGAGAAAATGGCGTAAACACTTTAGAAATGTCCTTAGTGTTTTTTATACTGTCTGTGATTGTAACGCTTTCATCACTAAACATATCAAGCCTTACAAAGTCGCTTTTAATTTGGTATAAATTACCAGCAGTAAAGAAATTGCTGCCATCTGTTGAAGCAGACAACACTAAAGTAGTTGCGTTTGTTATTGCTGTAACCTTTGCTGTTTTGCCAGATGTTTTGTTAAACACAATATAGCCTACCTTAACACCACTTGTAAAGTCAGCAGTAGCATCTACTAAATTGTTTGTAGAGGTGCTTGTGGCTGCGCTTGTGCCAAACTCTGGGTACTTTATTCCATCCCTTATGTATAACTCAATTATCTGCATTTAGCGTATGTTGTTTATTGTGTCAAAAGCAAACTCTATTTCTATTGTGTAGTTTATTATCTTGTCGTTAAGTTGTGTCTTGTAAGCAAATGAGCTACTTGTAACTTGTATCGGTAATGTCTTAGAGTTTATTTCAATCCAACAATCCTCGCTTAGTTGCATCTCTTTGAATACATCATTGTAAGCCTCTGGGTAGTAACCAGTATTTAGTGTTAGTTTCTCTTTACCATTTTTGGTTAGTGTCTTATCTTGGTGGTTGCTTATGCTGTAACTTGCAGCGCTGATTATATTCTTTTTAAATTTCTCTGTTTTGGTTGTTAGCGTTTCGTTTGTGCGTTTGAAAAACCAGATATCTTGCAACGCTCCGAACTTGTTTATAAACGTAATTTTGTAAGGCGTAAACTTACACTCACTTTCGTTTGTTACTGTTAGCTTAGTAACGCCAGTTGAACTATCTACTAATATTGTATCAAAGTTAAATAGCGTATATTCTCCTTCAAATTCTGTAAGACAATCGCTACCTTCAAAAGTACCGCCATCTTGTATAACTCTATCTTCAAAGTCATCTGAGCCATTTACACCGCTTGTAACGTATTCTATTTGTTCATCATTTTCAGCACTTGTGGTTATTGCCTTAGTATAAACTTGCGTTCCGTTGTTTAAGTATGTTACTTGTGTTGCTAAAGACCTATCTACTGCTATTACTGCTGGTGCATCATCAAGCTTAACTATCTTAGTGTTTGATTGTAGTACCGCTTGGCTGTTAGTTGGGTTCACACCATCCTCAAATAAGCCATAACCAAAAAACGCTTTTAACTGTGTGTAACCGCTTGTGGTTTGCGCTACGCCTTGAACAAATTGTGTTGTTCTATAATCTACCCAAAAAATGTCTGTTGCATAATCGCCATCAAATACATTAGTAAAGTAATCCCTTACAAGTTCTGCTATTTCAAAAGTACAGACATTATCAACTGCAAACGAATTTAAAAGATAAGTTCGTGTCGTTGGTCTGTCGGTTGTTTGTGTATCTGGGTAGATATACAACTCAAGCTGTGTGCTTGTTAGGTTTGTTACTGTGCCAGTAGTTATGTAGTACGGACTTCTTACGTTTATCTTGCTCATTTGTTTATGTTTACTTGTATTTGTTTCTCTAAGCCTATTGAGTAAGCCTCTACTAATTCGTCTGGTAATCTTTTAAAAGCAGCCTCGAATGGTTTGGTAAAAAACATACTTGCTTTTATTCCTTTGTCAAATATGCTCTTGGCAATTAAAAATTGTAAAGTCTTTCTTGGTATAAATTTACCGCTCTTATCTCTTGACCCTTTTATGCCTTTTCGCACAATCCACTTATCAAAAGCCTTTGGTGGTGGCATACCTTTCAAACCTCTTTTACCACCTTTTGATTTAAAAGCATAAGGACTACCACTTGTGTTTGCATCAGCATAGTAAGCATTTGCACCCCTAACACCTCTATCTTGGAACTTACCATAGTCAGCCATACTAAAGGCTAAGGACGTTGTTTGTGCGCTTTGTGATACCTCATAACCCAAAGAGTTATAAAGCTCCTTAGAAGCGTTCTTTTTGCCCTTAGATAAGTTGCTTCGTGATTGTTGTATAACGTACTTAGCAAACTTGTTTAGCTCATCCCTTAAATACTCATCTGCTAACATATAGTAATATCGTTATGTATTATTACATCCATAGTTGCAGCATACCCAGCAAGTCTGTTGTCAAACCTTTCGTAAAATGGCTCAAGTGATGCATCGCCCTCAAGTTGGAATTTGTCGCTATATAAATCGCCTCGCCTAAGCACCATTACCAATTTATTTAGAACTGCTAATTGTGTGTTAAGTACATCTTGCTCATTGTTGTTGCCTCTGAATATGTCAGTAGTAGCATCCTTGCTTTCGTCTACAATATCCATAGCCATAACAGTTATGTTAAAAGATATTACTTGCTCTTGTAGTGTAACAGAGTTTACTATAATGTGTGCCAAAGGAAATATGCTTTGCTTAGACAAGTCAATGTCGAATATGTCGCCAGTTGTAACTGTGTTTACATTCACATCGCTCAAAAGCTGTGTTTCTATTGTTTCTGTTATTTGGTAAAAACCTCTTATTCCTTGTTGGCTCATTATTTGTTATTTGAATTTGTTTTTAATCTGTGCTGCTTCTATATCGTTTTTTTCTTTTGTGTATTCTAAATATGTCAAGCATTGGTGTACGTTTAGTTCAGTGATATTTTCAAATCGTGTAATATCGCCTTGAGCGATGCCAAAGAGGGCGTTAAACCATCCCCACTTGGCTGTGAAATTAGATGCTGTGCTAAAGCCTTTTCGTTCTTCGTGTCCAAAGAGTTCAGCATAACCATCGATAAGTCCTTGCCTAAACTGTAAAAAAAAACAATAGCACCTAATACTACATCTAAAGGAAAGTCCTTAGCGTTCTCGCTTGTGTCTGCATCATAATCCTTTATGGTGTACCTTGCACCTCGCTTGTGTTCTATTGGTCTGAATAGTACGTTTACTGCTCTGTGTAAATTGTCGTTATCGCCTATAAAAGTGTCTAAGTCCATATACTCTCCGAAAGTCATATCGTCAAGCTCTGGTATGAAGCCATAATCTACACCGCCTAAGCTAAACTTATTTATAAGCTGGTGGTTAGTGTCAAACATAGTATTTATAATCTCGCATATCTCAGCTATGTCTGTGGCTTTCATATTGCGTACTACTATCTCTGGCACTTTACAAAATATCTCTACAATCTTTAATTGTATCGCTGTATCGTGTGTGTCCTCAAGCGTTCCGTCTAACTTAGCGAACTCTTGGTATTGTCCTAAGGTTATCTCGTTAAGGCTTGTTGGTATTCTTAGATTTACTTTCATATTACTTTACTTATTAATATATAAACAAAATTAATAATTTTTAGGCATAAAAAAACCCTCACACGTCTGTAAGGGTTAGTTTATAGAATATTAAACAAAAGTGAGGAGGTGGGTGCGGCATTGAGGGGTATACTGATATAATCCCTCGCCATTGGCCTATCAGAGCCGTCATTGTCTTCCACTCATTATGCATTGGGTTCTCCCGTTATGCATCCTTTGCTAATGTTTATTGTCTTGTTTGATTACTGTAGATGTCGTATACATTTTGACTACCTCCACCTTCTGGAGACTGTGTTGTTACTCACAGACCTTCTACAGACACATTCTCAAATAATCAGATACTCTTTCAATCTGTTTCACACCATTTGTTATTTAACTCCCCTACTGTTTCAAATCGTTACCAATTCCAAAAAGTACAATGGGGAAGCAAGTTTCCTTTTGTTTAACATTCAATATGTTTAAGAACTTTGTACTATTTTTTTGTACACTACAAATATACAATACTTTTATTGTTATAAACAAATTATAAACAAACTTTAACATTTCTTTAACATTTAATGCACTATATACTTACCTCTATTTGGGTTTTGTAACTGGTAGCCAACAGCGTATCTAATAGCATCTATTAAGTGATTGTACTTGTCTATTGGTGTGTTTGATTTACGCTCTAACCAGCGGTAGTTGTTTAACTCTTTGATGAGGTTTGTACTGTCTGGACTTACCACCAAGTCATAGTCTTGTAGTAAGCTTATTCCGTACGTTACGCTTCCTTGTCCTTTTATACTTGGCTTTACGTTACACCCTTTGGCTTTTATTTCGCTTAGTAGCCTTGGCTCTGCGCTATCCCCTACAATCAAACCACTATTAGCGTGTTTAAGGTTTAGTTCTGCTATTTGTGATGTTGTTAGTCTTGGCAAGTAAAAGCACTCCTTTAAATAGATTGTCTTAGTGCTGGTGTTTATGTTTACCTCAACTAAGGTACTTGGGTCTGCAGCGAAGCCATAATCTTGACCCCATACACTTACGCTTATCCTTCTGAACTCGCCAATACTCCAGTTACTAAATATAACCCCCTCAGCTTTAGACATCCAAGCACCAAGCATTTGTTGTTTGTATTTCTCTGGTCTGCGCTTACGCATTTGGTCTATTTGGTCTATGTAGCTTTTAGATAGGTTGTCTATGTTGTCTATGTAGGTGGTGTGTATGTAGGTTGTGTTTTCTTTCTGGGTGTTGCTTCCCTCTTGTACCCCTCTATCCTCAAAGAAACGTCTATATATAAAGTGTTCTTTGGTTGTGGGGTTTAATATAAGTATTACTCTATTCGCTTTGCCTTGTTGCCTTACACTTAGGTCAATGGTGTCAAACTTTTGCTCGTCTGTTAGTTCCTCAGCTTCATCTACTACCCAAGTTGTAATGCCTTGCAAAGATTTAAGGTTTGCTGTTTGGTCTCCGCTTGATGTTTTTATACCCCTAAAGATTATCTTGCTACCAGTCTTTTTGTTTACTATCTCGTCCTTAGTAATGTGAAAGTGTTCTATTGAGCCAAACTGCTCTAACTTGTCTAAGAACTCTGGTATAATTGAGATGTATGCTGAGGTTAGTGTGTAGCGTGTGAATAGTATAACGTGTCCAGCTTCATAGGTAAGCATAACTAAAAGGGCGTTTACTGAAAATGACTTCCCAGACCCACGCCCACCACTAACAATAAAGTACCTACTATCGTTTTCAATAATAGGCATATATTTCTTTTTTACTTTAATCAACGAACTTAATTAAATCTCTA